AAACTTCTCAAGCTGCTCAACCGTCAGCCCAGCTGCGAACGGACGCACCTGAATCAGCAACGCAAGCCGCGCATCATCCGCCTCAGCGCACGTCCGATACATCAACGCAGCAGCGTGGCCCTTACCCTGACTCTCGGACTGAACCGAGATAATCTCCCGGTATCCGTCCCGCCAGTCAGGCGGCAAGCCCTCTGCCAGAGCCACGCGTAGCGTCGCCTGACGGTAGCGGCGTAGGCCTGGTATCACTTGATCGCTTCGATCTTTTCCGAAACGACACCGAGCGCAGCAGGCACCTTGTCGAGTTCAGACTTGTTGCCGCCCGCGATCAGCGCACGCAGTTGATCCACGTCCGCCTTTAGCGCCACGAGTTGCTGTGCCACTGTCAGCTTCGCCGGCTTCCTCGCCTTCTTGCGCTTCGCTTTCTTCGCCATGATTGATGCTCCTTTTGTTGAAAATCAGCCCATCCAACCAGAACCGGCCATGATCTGAATGCGCTCTTTCGTCTCCGGCTTCTTCGCCCGACGTGCCCCCTCGCACGCATAGCGCAGCGAGTCGATCAGGTGATTGTTCTTGTCCTCCAGAATCGGCACAACCTTTCCCGTCAACGGGTCGGTCTTGTAGCTGTAGAGCGTCAGCTCGTCGATCACATGCGCGCAGCGCGGATGCACAATGATCTCGAAGCTTTGCAGGAATGCGATACCCTCCTCGACTGACTTTGCGCCCTTCACCGCAGAATTGATGCGCGGGTATCCGTGCTTGTGCATGTAACTGATCGTCTCCGGGCGGGACGAGTCTGCCGTGATGAACCACTTGCGAGACTCAGGAACGCGGTCGAACAGGTCCGGCAGGTTCACGATCTCGCAACCGATCATGTAGGCTTCGTGATCGACGTAGAGCCTGTTACCGTCGATGCTGGCGCGCACCAAGCACGATGGGTCAATCGCGTAGCCCCAATCCGCACCGAGCCGGTGAATCGTTCCCTCTGGCCGGGTAAACTCCTCGATCTTCCAGTTGCTGAATACACGCGCCTCGCTGTGCGTTTGGTAGCCGCCGAGCCAGATGTGAGCGAACTTTCCAGGGTTGTGCCGCTGGTCGTATGCGATCTCCTTCACCATCACGTCGGGCAGCCACGGATTGTCCTTGTAGGTGACAGGCACGACGACGGAATCAGGCGGCGGATTCTCTCCGCGCAACAACCAATCAACCGGGTCTGTGGGAAAGTTCGGATTCCAGTCGAACCACAGTTCGCTGTTGGGCTTGCGAATCGTCGGACGGAGAATATCGAGCGAACGCTGCGACAGGTTCTGTCCTTCCGCTACCCATGCGCGGTCATAGCCCTCAAGTGATTTGATGGACTCCGCAGTGTGATTCTGCATACCTTGAAATCCGATCAACCCGCCGAGCGTTGAACGAATCTCAGAGTCCAGTACACGGAAATACGCGCCGGCGTTCATCGCCTCGATCTTCGTCTCGATCAACTTCTTGACCGATTGCGCGAGCGTTTTCTGCACCTCACGAATGCAAACGATGTCGCACTTCGAGCGCAGTGATTCCTCGACCGCGAGGCCTGCAAAGAAATGGGATTTAGCTGCTGCGCGGCCACCATGAGCGCCCTTGTAGCGCGCCGGCGCAAGAAACGGCTTGAACGCACGCGCCGTCTCGATGCGCAGAATGTTCATTCGGGCTTTGTCGCTGGCGTGTCGATGATGATGCGCTCGACGCCCTGGAACAGGGATTGACCGTCTGGGCCTTGAAGCGTCTGCGCGGGCTTGCCGTCGAGGCGATCTCCGAACTCCTTAAAGCCGGCGATGCCCTCCGCCTCAACCTCGTCCAGAAACTTGTCAGCGAGACGGTCAAGCTCCGCGATGCCATCAGCCTTGCTTCTACGCTCAAGAGCCCGATCAATGGCTGCCTGCCAACGCCGACCCTTCGCTGCGTTCTGGTTTCCAGGTTGTCCGCCGATGTCAGCCATTTGTTACGAATTCAACCTGTTGAAACAAAAAGCCCGCGTTAAGCAGGCTCGATAACGCCAAACACAGCCGCGAAGGCCCGCTTGGATCGTGATGTTATGCGGCGTGTTCGGTTTGTGTGGTGATATTTCGGCAGTGTTCGGCCAACTTCACCACCGCTCGGCCATCCTCGAAGTTCGGCCTGTGCCCGTTGAGCCATGACCTCAAGGTTTCACGTGGCACATTCAGCACCCAAGCCCCTCCCGACATGCCGAACGCTTCAACTATTAATTTAACCGCAGCTGGCATGTCCACCGGCGGATCGCGCTCGAGTACCGCACGACGTTCTATCACCCGGCCCTCCCCACCATTTCCCGCCTGGCGTTCAATACGTCGTCAACGGTGCGGACTAGACGCGCTCTCAGGCCCGCCTGACGCATCCTCGCTTGAGTTTCGGTGAGCTTGCCAGTTTCTGTTTTTACTTCCCAAAGCTCGGTAACGCTCCCGAACTGAACCAGCAGATCGCCAAGCTCGGACGTGTAGAACACTTTCAGGCCGATGGCGCGGGCGGCTTCGACCAGGGCGGGTTCGTTTGAGTCACGGCGGGCAGCGTAGCGTCTCATGCGAGTTCTGGAACCTTATTCGCCAGCGCCTTGAATGATTGCAGGGATAGGCGATTGAGACTCGATGCCTTTTCCTGCGCCTGTTCTCTGCCGGCCGGATCGAAGCCTAGGCTTGCCTGCCAGACTGGGCGTTGGTTCAGGGCTCGCGCTTTCGACACTTCGCGCTGATACGACTCCTTAAACGCCATGCGGGCTGCGACAAGATCGTCAGGCAAGTTGTATGCCACGCCGTAGGCTACTTGCATCGGCTGCGTCCATGCGATGCTGACGGTTTCGTTGTTGACGGTTTGGGAAACGATGGCCCATGCTTCCTCTGCACCTGGATGTTCTCCAGGTATGCGCTCGATGATGTCAGCCAACGTCATGCGCCTGAGTTCCTTCCGGCATCGCGTCAACGCCATGCCTACCGCCTGCCCGTCGTAGTCCTTCAGGTCGTGAGCCACGGCCTTGATACCGATGTCGCTAATTTCCTGATCGAGCACTGCATAGGTGGCTGCCAGCATGTTGTTCGCCTTTGATGCGCTTCAGTTGTTCGGTAACTGCGTCTACCTTTTCGGCGCTGCGCGCCTCAAGGGAGGTTGCCTTCGTTCCTGTTTTCCATTGAGTCCGCAAGCCCTCAGCATCGTTTAGAAGCAGGCCGATGGCGTGACGTTTTTTCACGTAGAACGGTTCGTTGTGCGTTAGGTAGAAAGCGGCGACAGCGGGGGCTTCGTTGCCGAGCCTCTTCACTAACTGCGCGATGTTGGTGTTCACCTTCGCATTACTAACGGGCGGCACGCGATAGCGGGCCGAATAGGCTGCGGCGTAACTGTCCCAAGTCAGCCTGTTGCGAGGGTCCGACTTCACGGAAGGTATTACCCCTACCCCTTCTCCTACCCCTACCCCTGCGACTACGTCGTTACTACGTCGTAACGATGTCGTAACGATATTTTTTGCAAGCCCTTGTTTTCTTATCATTACGTGTTTTCCTAGCGCCAAATCATCTAGGCACCACGGCGATGCTGGATACCTGCGGACGCGGTAGTTGCGGTGGGTGCGAAAGCGGGGAATGTGGAACAGTTCGCGCCCTTCTGCCTCATATCGGCGCACCAGATCGCAGGCCATAAGCGCGTCCACGATCGCGGCACTCGCTTCCTCGGTCTTGATCTGCGTGAACTTGTGCAGCAACCGGAACAGGCGCCGCGGCCCGCCCTCTAAGTTCCCGAAGTCATCACACACCAGCAGGAAGCCGACGAACGCTAAGCGTGAGGCGTCGGTCGGGAGATCCAGCCAGCGGTCTGATTCCAGAAGTTCGTCACGGATAATCCGGTCAGGCATCAGGCAGCCCTACCCTCTTTCTCTTTCATTTCCACTTCCACCGCGTCCAGATAGCGACGCCACGCCAGCGCGATCTGGTGCAGATCAGCCATGCCTGATTCGCGCAGGGCGTAGTAGGCGCGCAGGGCTTCGGTGGATGAGGGTTGAGGGGTCATCCCAACCTCGTCGATCCGTAGCGATAATTCGGATAGGTGATCGGCCCGGCCACACTGAACTCGCCGCCAGCGATGGAACTGTCGCGGCGAGGAACGCGGGCAACTGGCTTCCAGAGCGAATACACGATGCCCTTCGGCCCCGGCAATGACACTACGCCGCCGTGCATAACCATCTGCCCCACGGCGTGCTTGATCTGTTTCGTGGATTTACCGGTCGCCAGGAACAACTTGTAAACCGACATGGGCTCACCGTTAGCCTGCCTCAGCGCCTCGCGGATTAGCTGCGCGGTGCCG